TGTATTCCATGAGCAGCATTTTTTCTATTTTGTAAATCATATAAATTAGTTCCAGGTGAACTAAACCCATAATCAGACCATAGCTCTTTATTAAAAATTGCACTAGAAGGAAAATTCGGCACAATTGAGTTTCTATTAGTTAAGAAATATCCATTATCATATTGCTCATAAAAACTAGGACAATATGATCCGTCTTCTCCATATGGAAATAAACCCATTGTCTTACCAGCTTCAATGGCACTAAAACCACAATATTCTGTAATAGCTTCATACGCCTTTACAATACCAGCTCGATCTGTTAATATCATCTCATAGTTTTCATCCCAACCAAAAACATGATCTTTAAACTCAAACGGTACGCGGACTGTTCCAATAGTTTGATTTGTTCCCATGTGTTTATAGATATTTTTAAAATTATCTGGATAAGAAGCTTCTATAACAGATTCTGTTTCAAAACATGCAACGTTACCTACTTGTGGAGAATGTAAATTAGTAAAGCTTCCAGCTCCGTCTACAATAATTACAGTTGCATCCTCGAACCCCGATTTATAAAAAGCACAAGCCGCATGCATTTTATGGTGAATATGTCCAAGATCAATTACTTGAGGATGATCATCGCCTCTGCTAGGAATACGATCGATCAAACCTATTTTCCGTGCAAAACCAACGTATAAATTATCTCCTGTATAATCTATAGCTGCATCATGTTCAGATAGGTTTACTGTGTGGCTGATTACAAGATAATCTACTCTGTCGACGAATTCTTTAGCTTTTGCAATAGTTGCTAATGGGCCACCATCGTATTTTTGTCTAGAAAAACGTTCTTCTTCAGAAGAGAATACAATTTCACCATTTTTTAAAAGACATCCACCACCGTTATGCCCTCTAGTAATGGCTAAAATCCATACATCATCACTCATTCTTTAATCCTTTTTTCACGCTATCAATCACTTGCTTTAGTGTTTTATCATCTAATAACATTAAGTCTTCATTATTTAGGTCGTCACAAACTTCATAAACTAATCTTATTGGACTATATTTTCTTTCGTTCTTTCCATTATCTATAACAGTAAAATTTGGATTATTTTCATATGTTATATTTTCAGGAAATGTAGCACCTATTACTACCGTACATTTTTTATTAAATGCGTTTGCCATATGTTGAGCAACAGAATCACATGCAAGCACATAGTCTGCGGCATTTATCACTCCCATCCATCCAAGTAAATCCATATTTTCTGGATACACAACTCCTAGATTTTTTTCTGTTGGAATTTGAAACGAACTCATCATTACTACAACAGCTTCTTTATTAAGCTCTTCAATAATTTCTAATACTTGCTTAAGTTCAAAGCTTCTACCACTTCCATCTACAATAAATCTTCCATCTATATGAGCACCTTGACCAAATGGTTGAAAAACTACAACTTTATCTTTTTTAAAATTATTCTTAGCTTGTTCTAAGAAATTATATCCTTGAACTTGTTGTTGTCTTGAAAGAGATAATTCTAATTTTGGAGGAGTACGAACTTCTTCTAAATTATTAATTTGCATATCAAAAGCTTGCATTAAATTACACTTTTGATTAAAATACTCATGCTGCCTATACGGCTCAGGCGAAAGTATTTTTCTTTCTTTTAAATAATTTTCGAAAAGATTTTTTGTATTTGGAACAAAGCATATATCTCTAAGCTTCTTGGATGCTAAAAATAATTCAGCCCAAGCTTCTGTAACTATGATTGTATCTGGATTATTTTCAAGATATGCTTCTAGAGCTGGAATTGCACATAGTACACGTCCAGCTCCACCGTTAATAAATACGGCAGTCTTCATGTTCACCTCACTGAAGAAATTATTTAAAATATTATGTAATTATATATAAGTCTTTTTTATGCAGTATCGTATGTGATTCTAACCGCACCCATATTACCTCGTGCACCACAAATACATCCACCACCCATAGCTTTAGAGGCATGTCCACCAGCGCCTGGCATTTTCAAGAATGGGCTCGTTGTTTGTGAACAGTTACAGCCACCACATGTACTAGAGGTAAATGGAAAACATACTTGAGAGCAAGACTGAAATAATGGAACTGGAGCAGCTTGATAATAACCATAGTTATTTGTGTCTAGACAATATGGTCCCCACATTCCAGGTATTTTATACATGAATCCTTTACATGTACAACCAAATGCTTGTGATAAACTTGTGACACCGCCCATAACACCACATGTAGAACAACTATTATCATAACAGTGATACTTTGCATTACACCAACATTGTCCACTTCCACCTTGTGCATTACCATAACACTGGTTAACCATAAAAGAACCAGGGTTAGTACCTCGAAGCCATATTTGAGACACAGCTTTTTCATTACCTGCTTCAATACGAACATTACATAATCCCGGACCTTCAATACAAGTAGGATAACTCCATTCCTGATTCATACAACTCCAGTTAGGGTAATTTTGCGCACTACAGCATATAGCACAACCTGCGCATATACAATATGAATCACCAGGAGTAACTTCTATTTGCATACTTAAAAAGGCACCAGTACTTCCAAAGGGGTTACCACCACAACAATTTGATCCTGCCGTAAACGCTCCAGGACCCCATGCATCGAACTGAACTTTTGTGACACCAGCTGGAACAGTAAAATTACAGCAACTACCACAACGATAATAACAACCAGTATATCCAGAACGATCAGAACATGATGAACCACAACCACTAGGGTGATTACGACCCTGAGGTCCAGTAAAATCACATACCCAAATTGTTTTTACAGTAGAAGGCGGTATATTAGCCATTACTCCACCATTACAGTGGATTTCTGTACCATTCATATTAGGAATTTCTTCCCAATATTTTAAACAAAACGGCGATCGATTAATCTTATTTTGCAGATCGGCCGCTTTTGGTTCTTTGGCCTGAGCTACAGCAGCGTTACAACAACATAGACAACATAAGCAACAAGCAACTGTTTGTGCCTTTTGTGTTCTCCGACATTCCTCTCTGGCTGCCTGAGCTGTTCTGGCATCCAGCTGAGTATCAATATAGAGATATTGATCTATTGCGTTATACAGTAATGGATTAGTCACTGTGAATATCCTTATAACTTACTGGATTTTCATGCCCGGTTGCAGGGTCAAATCCATCCGTATCAGAGTTATATACTGGAGACATTCCAGATTCTTTAGCCGAAGCTACTGCAGTAGCTACTGATATTGGCATTTTTGGTGCCCATGTACCAGTATCATGATCAGTTATATACCAAGGTCTTAGCGGATCAATGTTTGTTAAAAATTCATCAACCCTTGTGAGATATGCTGCAGCATCTGAATCAGCTTCTGCGCCCATATCATATTCTTTAAAATAATATGCTATTTTAGCTTTTCTGTCTTTGGCTATAATTTCGCCTGCAGTATCGTTGCCTTTTGTTACATATTCAAAATCAAATTCCCAAGTATTATCTTCTTTTTCTCTACAATAAAAATTTAAAAATTCATTAGGATTTGGATTTGTACAGTTTTTCCAAGCAACACCATGACCTTCAACTGTCATTGATTTATCTTCGTATTCTAATGTATTATACTGCTCTGCGTCTGCCATAAGGGCCGTTCTAGCATCTCCGCCTGAGTGATTCAACATTAGAAACCATGCTGCCATTGCATGCATGTCATCAGTTTGAGGAGTTACAGTCATTTCCTTTAATTCAGAAGGATTTAGATCTCCTATAATTTTCATCTGTTGAGCTCGATCTTCTTCAGTAGGATGTGAAACGTCTGTAAAGACAACTTCTCCATACATTGGATTAATCCAGCATTTTATTTCATCTGGACCTTTATATTTAAGAGACAACGTGTTGTTATTTACAAAAGTTGGCTCCAATAAGAAATCTTCGTCGGCCCTTTTGTACGAAAATTCTACGGTAACATTCGGCATTTTTAGTTATCTCCTAACAATATTTTACTCTTACGGCGCCAGTTCTACCTCGGCCACCTGTCATATTAGTATATCCGCCACATGTCATATGTGGATCTGCTCCAAGTCCTGGTATTCTTCTAGTAGAACAGTTATTTGGATTAAATAGATATGCAGGGCAACACTGCTCTACACATTTACAACACATACCTTCGCCTCTACAGAAAGGAGAACCAGGAGTACACATCCAATAACAGTTATTTGAACCTTTACCACCAGGATATAATCCTGGAACTGCAAAACATGATCCTGCTACCATGCCAGCACTTCCGAAAGGACTTTCACCTTCTTGATATGTGGTAGTTCCATTATAATGTAAACAGAAATTTGGCTGGTTTTCATCACAGTTAAAAACATGTGGCATATCCATGGAAAATACTGAACTAACTCCCCATTGATTATGTCGACATTGAATTAAGTAACAAGTATTATAACTCTCATTACATATCGAACTACCACAACTGTATGCTCCCGATCCGCAAGCACATTGACTATACCAATATTTTTGTTTTGAATTTCCAGGGTCACATTGCATACACCAATTGTCCCAACCAGAACAGTTACCGCTAGGATAAATAGTACTATTTATGCTACACATATCTTGTTTACACCAACCATAGCTTGTTTGACCCATAGATTGACGTCTTCTAGATTTCATTTCTCCGCATGAGACTGCATATGGTGAATTTGCTCTTATACAAAAAGTATTACCATTCAAAGTTCCACATATATATGCTGGATCTGGAGTATAAAGTCCCGAACCACATATAGAACAATACGGATTACAACAACATGCGCATCCGCTACAAGCAATCAAACAAGTATTTGCTGGATCAGTTATAACAAACTGAATAGCCATAAAAGCACCATTTGGTGCAAAGCCAGTTCCACCACAACAATTAACACCTCTAGAAGGTCCACCAGGAGCTATGATTTCAATACCTAATCTAGTAGTTCCTGCAGGAAGACCACCATTATTAATCTGACAAGAACAACCGCCTGTAAACCTATTTCCGTCATTATCCCATACACAAATTGTAGTAGTTGAAGTAGCATAATCATCTAAATCTTTAATAGATGCATATCCACGACAATGACACATATGGTTATAAAATGTATAATAATCTGAGTCTGGAGTAAATCCATAATTTTGTACGGCATTTTGTATGTATGAATCAGCACTATCGATAAGTGCATCGTAACACGCAATTAGAGGGTCATACGCAATTTGAGCAGCAGCGGCAGAATCTCTACATTTTGTTTTTTCTTTTAAGAGATTTCTTTTAATCTCTACCTTTTTAGCTATCGCATTAAACTGTAATACGTCTACTGCCATCGTTATACTCCCGTTGTCGTGACGGTTGATATCGTTCCGTCACTGTTATATACAATTGCTACATCTTGTGTCACGGTAACGTCTCCAATAGTAGTTGTTTCTCTATAGCTATTTATCTGACCAGAATTACTGTCATATGTAATATTTGAATAACCAAAATTACCTGAAGTAAATGACAGCGGCCTCAGTCCACCAGAATCTCTAGCAGAATCTATAAAGAAAACATTTGAATCAGACCCTACATAAGTTGCAGGCTGTCTGGTTGTATTATCAGAGTCATAGGCGCCAGTTAAGAAATTTTGTGCTATGATTGTAGTTTGAGTTTCAACAAACGTTTTTGTTGCTTTTTCCGTTGGAACAGCAAGGTTTGAATTACCAGACATTGTTCCGTCTGATGAGAATTCGTTAATTGATTCACCAATTTGTGCACCAATTGAACCAAGTCTCAAGCTAGTCAAACCAGAGAGATCAAATGCTGATGCATCTAATGTTGCTCGTCCAGTAGCCTGATCGATTCTGAAATAATTACCAACTCTAAAGTTACCATCTTGGTCAGTCGAAATATAATAAACTCGACCTGGAGCTGTCTCAATAACTTCGTTACCTTGAGCAGCAGGTTGAGTTGGAGTTCCAGGATAATTTGTTGTAGTTATCCCGCCAGTACCCACACTTAAGAAATCGTGACCGGTTAATCGTACTTGTGAATAATTAGTTCTAATTGTTACAGCAGCATCATCAGCTGAAGCATTAGTTTCTAATTTTTGTTGTGACAGCGTCAATGTTGCTTGTCCGCCACCGTATCCGCTTACAGTAGAAATCACATAAGCTCTATATCCGCCGGCGCTATCTGTATCATCAGCAAATGATATAGACTGACCAGGTTTTGGCTCAGCTGTTAATCCGTCGACTGTAACAATATATCCATATTGACCTCTAACAAAATTACTATTTACAAGATTTGCACTTACTGCGCCTTGAGTAATTGTTTCACCGCCAACAAATCCAGGGAATGTTGTATTTTCAACATAGATTTTATCTTCAGATGGTTGTGTATTAATTACAGTAGCACTTGGTGCTTCAGCATTCCAATGAGCAGAGTCAAAGTAATCTCCTGAGTCCATCAATCTGATTTGACCACCAGAAGTATAAACGTTATATGACTGAGCATTTATAAATGGAGGATTAACAATATTAATTTGTCCTCTCATTTGTGAAGCAGAGTCAGCACTATCATAGTTATAATACAATGTTGATGGAGTTGTAGGTCCAACTTCGAAGATCAGTCCGTCTACAATACTATCAAGAGTTGAATCACCATCCAGTGAGTTTCTACTATTTAAAATTCCAGTTGTATATTCATCTTGAAAATTACTTGAATCCCAGTTAGTAGATGTTGATAGATAAAAACGACCACCTGCCATAGCAAAAGGAGTAGTACCAACTGTTCTAGGAACGAACCTATATCTTGAACCTCTGTAAAGCGTAAGTGTTGGTTTTATATCACTGAATCCAACCGCTGATTGTCCACCGACTGTTGCTAAAAAGCTTGGACCAGGAGAGTTATTTCCAGTTGGATCATTCTGAACAAAAATCTTTTCATTTTCAGCTTCTCTTGCATACAAAGTAGTAGCAGCAGTTTGAGCACCACTATCAAATGTAGCCCAAATGTTATTAATTTGTGTCATACCGCCAACACTTTGAATATAGTGTGGAGCATATGAATCAACGTTAGCAGCTGTTGTAACAGTTATTCTAGCAGGATTCTGTCGAGCGATATCTGTAATCGTTGCTGTAACTGTGTTTCTTCCACCAGCTAATTGCGTATCAATCCCTGTTGATCTAGCTGAATCGGTGTAAGGAATAAAGTTAGAAGAGTCAGTGACTGTTACCCAATAACTATCTGCTGTAAATAATGAGGCCCATGTTGCAGGCGCCACACCTGAGATAGAAATTTTCTCACCTGTTAATAAACCGTGATTAGGCGAATGGAAAGACACGTTAGCAGCACGTGTCATTCTATTAATACTGTTATCGTTTGCTGCACCAGTAATTGTTGATCCAGCAGAAAACTCAGTTCCACCTGTAAGTGTATTACCATCGTAGTGAAGCGATTGACCTCTAATATTACCTGTTATAGCAGTTTCGTTTGAATCAAATCCTTCAGCAACCGCACCATATGTACCATAAGAGTTATTACAGTTTAGAGCTCGAATTTTACCACCACTTGAAGTTACAAGACCAAAATCACAATAATAAGTAAAACAAGAAACGATTTCTGATTTACCATTTCTTCGTACCCAGAAACCTGCACCACCGTCATGAACCTGAGTAAATGTATGGAAAACCATTGAACCATTATTATAAGCATTATTATTTAAGCCACCATCAATAACAGCACCAATACCACCACTTGAGAAGGCAGTTGATTCTTTAATGTATGGTGATTTTGTAATAACTGCGTTAGGATCTAATCTAAAATAAACACCACCGATTGTTGCGTATTCAATATCATGTGGATTACCACCAGCAGAATCTAGTGCAAAACCAGTCAATCCAGAAAATTTAAATTCCTCAATAAGTGTTCCGTTATTAACAAAGAACATTGTTTTATTTGAATCACCAGCAGCTGGTGCAATTTCAGTATTCCTCTGACCATCACCTCTAAGTGTTATGTCAGCGCCTACCGTCATAGGTAAGCTTTCTCGATAAGAACCTTCTTTAACATAAATTGTAGCTGGACCTGTTACGTTATCTAACGCAAATTTAACTGATCCCCAAGCTGTATCAATTGTTTGACCAAGAGCAGAATCTGCATTACCACCTTTTGCAACATAGTAAACTTTTTCAGCTTTACCTGGATATTGCCAACTATAAGAAACACCATCTGTTGTTCCTAAAAATTTGCCTCTCTCTGCAGCACTAATTGCAGGTAAAACAGAACCACCGCCAGCAGCAAATAATTCCCACTTACCGTCTGTAATTTCTTGTCCAAAATTACCTGAAGCTGTAAAGTCTTGTAATGCTATATAAGAACTTGTACTATATTGTACGATGTCGTTAATTGCGTACGTTCCAGTACTATCATATCCACCTGATCGATAATTAACGCCATTTGTTAATTGTGTCCAATTAGCTGAGTCTAAAGCAAACGTAACAGCTGATGTATGTGAGGTTCCAGTTTTAATGTGTGATTTATTATTATGGACAACAATATCACCCCGATAATAAAGCGTATTACCTGCCCAATTACCACGGGCATTTGTACCTTCAGCGATTCTTTCCCATTGAGTTGTAGATGCATCAGGAGTATTCCCTAAAGTTTGAACTTTAGCTCTATATGAGCCATTACCATATGTTACAACTTGGTTAACATAATATGTAGTACCAGCATTATAAGCTCCTTGAGAAGATAATCCATCTCCTATAAGTTGCCATAATGTTTGATCAGAATCTGGACGAACTCCTAATACATTATCTCTTTTTGATTTGTATGTTCGTGCACCAAATGTTGCAATGTCATTTCTATAATATTTTGTAGAAGCACTATATGAGTCTCTCCACTCTTGACCATCAATTATAGAATTCCAGTTATTTGCTACGTTTGGAGAATCTCCTATAGAAACATCAGTATTAGCTATATAAGAGTTAGGACCCCATTTAACAACTTGACCTGGTTTATATGTTTGAGTTGAATCGTATGCACTATCAAAAGATAGTCCATCAGCAAAAACATCCCACTTTAATGCTACTAGGGGGTTTTGACCAATTGTAGGATCTTCTTTTGCAATATAAGATTTTGGACCATATTTAACAATATCTGATTTTTGATATTGGGTTGAAGCGTCATATACTCCTTCGTATTGAATTCCATCGTTAAATGTAGAATAAGATGCATGAGGAGGGCGTTGGCCCTGTACACTATTTGCTGTTGTGATATAAACAATACCACCATATGAAAATCCATCGCCAACATTATATGTTGTGTCAGAATCATATGCACCTTCAAACTTAAAGCCTTCTACCATTAAGTCCCAATATAGGGAAGCTGTCTGTGGGATATTACCTGAAGTTTTTAAACCATATTTGTATACGTAAAGGTTGCCACCATACTTGACAACATCATTAGCTTCGTAAGTAGTGGAATTTGACCACTCCCCACGATACTCAAATCGTAATTTACCGAGATCTATAATTGTTGCCATAGATTATTTACTCCGAATCATTAGAATACAACCATTTCAAGGTGGCCGTTATTTTGATTAAATCTAAATGTTATTGCGTCCATTGACCAAAAGTGTGCACGATATTCATCAGGGTCAGCAAATGTAACTCCTAATGAATCGACCGTCGAATCAAAGTAAGATGCTGAAGCCCTTGATGGAAGCTCAACAACATCACTATCATCTGATCGTATAACTGTGCAAGTTAGGTCGCCGGTACTATCGAGCCTAAACCCGTAAAAAGTCTTGTCACTATATGAAGTGCCAGTGTATATACCGCCTTCATTGTCGTGTCCATAACTCATGTTTCAACTTCCTCTACAACAGTCATAATCATACTAAACGCATCATCTACTGGTGCAGAAACTCTAATTTCGTCACCATTTTCTATCATTATCTTTGAGTTATTTATAAGCAAATCAACTGTATCATTTGCTAAAACTCTTTTATTATAAGCAATATAAACCGTATCAGAACCTCTAACTAACTTAGCGGTGATAGGTATTGCCGAACCAAATATGTTTGTAGAAACCATGCTAATAATTAAATGCCGGCCAGTTAAACCTGGCGGCGCAGTATATAATACAGTCTCTGTACTTCCTACATTTTTTACGTAGGTGGTTTCAAATGATGCTGCCATAGTTTCCTACTTGTTTACTCTTATTTATACAAAAAACACATTACAAATTAACGAAACTTAAAAGACCGCCGCCGGCTCCACCACCGCCGCCACCGCCGATTTTACTTGCCAAAGTATCACCTCTAACTTTCACTAATTCACCACCAGTTGTTCCACTATACATTAAGAAATATTCTTGGTTATTAATAAATGAATCTGCATAAACTTCTCTATGTCTTAGTATATGTCTTGTATGTAAAGCAAATCCACCGTTTGTTCCATATGTTGAATCAAAAATAAGATCGCCAAAGCTATCATGATTATTTTTTAGATGTTGATAAAATTCTGCTTCAGATGGACCGGTGTAAGTAAATGTACCAGTTGCTGAATCATATGTTAACGATCCATCGCCTCCAGTGTCATTTACTTGAAAGTGTGCTCTTGCTTCTGTTGGCGAAGGACCGGTATATGTAAATTTACCAGATGCACTATCATACGTAAAACTACCATCACCACCGGCATCAAGAACATTTAAATGCTGTCGTGTTTCTGCTGGGCTAGGTCCTGTATATGTAAATTGGCCAGCGGCAGAATCATATACAAAACTTCCATCTCCACCTGCATCAACAACAGAAAGTGAACTTCTTACTCTTGGAACTGTAAAATAAAGATTTGTAGAACCTTCGGCAAGACTATCCGTATTATGATTTGATATATCAGATACTTGACCAGTTACATTACCAATAACATCGCCGACAACATTACCAGTTACGTTACCAGTTACATCGCCATAAAAACTATCGGCTTGAATATTACGATTAAATACAAATCTTTGATTAGCATGCGAATACTGAAACGTAGGCTTATCTGTTATATTAGTTCCGCCAAACGTAATTCCAGATCCATCAAGCGCTGATGAATCAGCAGCACTATCTGCAATTACAATATTCTTATCATTAAGAGATATTGTAGTTGAATTAATAATTGTTTGAGTACCTTCAACTTGAAGGTTACCAAGAATTTTAACTGTACCAGTATTATCACCAATAGCTGCCGGATCAATTATAAACTCGGCTGGACCACGTAATTGACCAGACTGTGTAATATTTTGAAATCTTACATCACTATTTGAATCTAGTGCTTGATTTGTTGTAAATTTACCAGTTGCTGAGTCATATGTTAAACTTGGACCAGTATTAAAATATTTTCGTACTTGCTGACGAGATGAATCAGATGCAAGATCTGTTCTGAAATATTGTCGTATTCTTGTTTCAGAAGTGCTATCATCTAACGCACTATCAAATCGTGCCCGTGTATAATATAAATTATTAGAACCTTCAACGAGATCATTAGTTGTATATGGATCTAATGTAAGTCCAACATTATAACTATCTGTTGCGGTTGTTATTTTTAGATTGCCGGTTGCAGAATCAAAAACAAAGTTATTAACTGTTGATATAGGAACATCGACTGCGCTAGTGACAATTCCTAAAGAATCTACTGTAATTTGTGAAACATTAGTTGCGTTACCATATGTTCCAGCTGTTACTCCGGATGATATAATTCTGTAGATTCCATTTACATTATCATAAGATAAACCAGGACCAGCAGATAGAATACCTTTCATCTGAGCAGAATCAGGTAATTCGTCTATACGTTTATTAATCGAATCAATCGTTGGTCCAGTTAAAGACCCTTGAACTTCTATTCCGGTATTAACTAAGAATTGTTTATTGCTGTCGATATACAGCATAAATTTCGATGCTGCACCATTACCAATTACAAATCCACCACGATTAATAGAAGCAGAATCTGTTTTATCTACGGCAAATATAAATCTATTATCAGTAGCATGTAAAAATTCTGTATCGAATAAAATTCTACCAGAGCTTTTAACAACTAACTCTGCTCCACCATCGATACTTAAAATATTTTGACTATCAGTTGTTGATATACTATCAACTAATAATCTATTTTGAATCGTAGCTCTATTAATTGTTGCTGAATCAGTTACAGTTAATTGACCGGTAACAATACTACCAGTTACAATATTTGCGGAACTATCAAGTCTAAAAGTACCAGTTGATTCAATATAATCAATACCAAGGCCACCTTCAAAATGTGCTCTTACTTCAGCAGGACTTGGTCCTGTATATGTAAACACACCTGAAGATTCGTGATATGTAAATGAACCATCACCGCCTTGATCGCTAGCACTAACTTTACCACGAAGATCTAAGTCACTTGGACCACTGTGAGTAAAGACACCAGTCGCTTGATCGTATGTAAGATTTGCTCCACCTTCTTGGTCTGATACAACACTAAAGAGAGCACGTACACTATCATCTTCTAACTTAAGTGTAAATTGACCTTTACTCGAATCAAGAGTAAGTTTACCCATTGAAAGAGAATCAGTATGTGCTGATAGAAGACTAGATACATCACTGACACCCGGACCCCTATATACTATTCTACCTTGTTTAGTATTATATGTAAGAGATCCTAATCCACCAGAATCTTGTACTGTTAACGAGTTTCTAATATTTGAATCAGTTGTACCATTAATAGTAAGTACACCGGTACTAGGATCATAAGAAGCCCCACCATAAGGTGAACTATCAAAGGCAGTATCACCAACAAAATTAACAGAGAAAACTTGACGAGCATCTGAATCTTGATAGTGTGCACCAGTAGTAATACTAAAATTACCGGTCGTATTATTATAGGTTAGATCTCCACTAGCACTAAAGAGAGATCTAATATCTGTATCTGTTCTTTTATTATATGTAATTGTGCCAGTTGATTGATCATATGAGAGATCACCACCAACTGATATAGATCCTCTTATATCAGAATCTGTAACTTTTGTAAACGTAAATATACCAGTAGTATTATCATATGCTAGTGATCCATAGTCACCATTATCATTAACTACTGATATAGATTGTTGTGCATCACCGGCATCAAAGCCGCCACCTGTTGTTCCGGTAAATGTAATTTTACCAGTTGAGGAATCATATGCAAGATTTGGTCCAACATTAATAACGCTTCGTACATTTTCAACAGTAGTACCTGTGTATGTTATTTCACCGGTTGTACTATTATATGTAAGAGATCCAAAGCCAGGTAAATCATTAGTACTAATCGCAGCTCGAGCGCGCGAGTCGGTATAGTAAAGATTTGATCCTTCTGCTAAATTATCAGTTGTTAATGTTGATATAGCACTATCTGGACTTACATGATTAAATTTTCCAGTAGCACTATCATATTGTAAAAGAGTATTATTAGCTAAGCCAATAGTACCATTTATATCATCTAAACCTGTGAGTGAACCATTTGCTGCCGATCCCACCCGCAATGGAGTTCCAACAGTAATTTTTTTAACGATCGTGTTTTGACCAACAACAACCTTCATATGGAATTCCTTAAGCTATGTCACGGATGGTGTGACTGTGATTGTGCCTTCAAGAACTCTTTCTATCACTGTTTGTGCATCGCTATCTACGAAAGAAATTTCTACATCATATACGTATCGCCCGGCTTTTAATGCGTCTGTCTGAGTGTTTGATAATGAAAGGTTTACAACTCCGCCTGTAGCAGGAGCCTTTACCTCGGCCGTAAAAGAAGTTGCTTCTCCATCAGGAGTATTATAAGTTTTTTTAACTTTACCTGCAACTGTATAATTTGTAAGATTTTTTGGATTACCGTTAGTATCTTCCAATTCTAATTGGAGGGTAACGTCAGTGCCTTTATCTATTGTTAATTCTTCATATTGGGCCATTTGAACACTCTAAGGTTATTTGTTCTTATTTATATCTTTAATCCACTCCATTTTCTTGTTTATGAAATGATAAAGTTTTGCCTTAGGATCCATATGTTTTGGTTCAGTTACTAGCTCATCAACGAGCCAATGCCATTCTTTTGCCATGTATTGAATTTGTATTTCTCTTGCTTTAACCCAATATGAAAATACTGTTTCGTTATCGTAATTAAATACTCGTTGAATATTCTTTGGATACATAGAAAACTCATCATGCTTTACATCAGTCATAAGTTTTATAATATATTCAAAGTCTCTAAAATAATCTAATTGCTTAATTACATCAGACGATGCAGCCATGATTCCTGTATTAAATACATCATTCTCAGGATCATACCCTTCTTCCATAAGAAGAGCATGAGTATTCCAATATTTAGTTGCAGGATTACGAATACAAAGATTGTAATCTTCTGATTTCATGACTTTACCACGTATTGCTAATCTATTAGATTCAGCAACCGCTAACATTTTATCTACGTTGTGTGATGCAAAAATACAATCACTAGTGTTAGGTACAACATCAAAGTCCAAGTAGCAAACGTAATTATATTCATCAGCTAAGTCCCTCATTATTCTATGTTTATAAAAGTTTACTATATCATATTCTGAGATCTCTGTAAACCTTTTTTTAATATCATTAAAGAATTTTTTATATGTACTATCATATTGAAATAGTATATAGTCGGCACCAATGTCATTCGCGTATTGTTTTTGCCTTTGTGTAACAAGCTCTGCATTATTAAGTAATGCTAATTTTGTTTGTTTACTTTTATCAGTTGTAACTTGTTCACCATTTTCCCACCACCCAGGATTATCTAGACGATCTTCAGGGATATCAATGAATACACTGAATACTACTTTATTTCCCAATGACTGTATACCTTTGAAAATCACCTAGATCTAAAGTATCTATGTCAGCGTACCATTCTAAATTTAAACTCTCTGCAAAGAGCTCGGCTGAAGGATAACAATTAATATGAGAATCTAAATCTGTATAATTGTTTGATTGAAAAGCCACCCAACAATCTTTATTTTTTCTCTCAATAATAGAACAAATGTCTTTTTGTTCCATATGCTCACAAGAGGTGTTTACAATCCCTGTATATTGTGTTATAATAAAAGAGTCACTTATGTTGAGGGTGGAGAATGCTATATTATAATCTCCAAATATTTCGTATCCAAACTCCTGACACATAGGATCCATATCAGTAGATTCTATATTCATCTGAGGTTCAGGCCATTGTTTACGTAGTTGATATGCCATCATTCCATACCAACCACCCAATACTAATAATTTACCGGCGTCATGATTATATAATTCATAAAACTTTTTTGCGAGATGTTCTTTTCCAATCCAATGATTGTGATCCATAGAATGAGATAAATCTTTAATTCGATAAAGATCATCTACACCGTACATAGATTCATTATATACTTTCTCGCTTAGTTTTATAGTACGGTATAATATCTCCGAATTGTACATCTAATTCCTCAAACGATACAATAGCTGCATCTTTTATATTCTTTTCGTGTTTCATAGATCGTACGAAGTCACGTTTAAATGTTTTCATCTTTACGTCTTCATGAGCCAGGAATCTATCCATACCTCCTGAATATTTTCTCATAAAGTAATCTCGTAAACCATGATTATTAAAATGATTCCATATTTCAAAATGACTAAGTGCTTTCCATGCCATTACTGAACTATGTATAGTTACATCATAACTAGATAATCTACCATATCTTTTTTTATCTTTTTTCCATGGCGCGGGACATACATGTAACGTATCCCAGTCATGATCGGTAAATCGTGTAAAAATACAGTCTTGCACAAACGTGTCTAAATCTAAGTAAATATTATAATGGCCTTCTCTTACATAAGGCATAGAAGGATCAAAGAGGCGTAGTTTATTCCATACGCCTTTTAATGTAGGATCTGTTTTTGCAGGAATAACTTCGATACCAGATGTTAATCCTTCCGGATCATCAGTATAACAATAAAATTTAAACCAGCCGGCTAAATAATATCCTCTGGCGTGATAACTAATTTCTCTAAAAAGTCTATTAACAAATCTTGAATCGTACTTGCTACCAAACTTAACTGTGATTATGTTGAATATCATTGTATACTGCAAATAATTCAGGAATGCTTTTTGCTTTCCTTACTTTCATTTTAATTTCACGGTCTTGATTATTTTTAACTTCGGGTAAATTAAAAATAGCTAATTTAGTTTTAAAAACCATATCTTCATTTTTAAAATTATCTATAATATATTCAGCAACTTTTTCAGGCGTATATCTTATAGGAGCAGAAGGCTTATTAAATTTACTTAATAAATCTGTTTTAACTTCTTGTTGAATAATATTAATCTGACTTTTTTTATACGCATCAGCTTCTTCATATCTTTGTTTTACTTGTTCATCAAGTTCATCTTGAAGAATTGATAATTGCTTTTCTCTATACGTATCAACATCAGCAAATCCCTCAGCGATACGTCTTTCCACTTGTTCGTCAACTTCAGCCTGTAATATCTTTAGTTGTTCTTCTTTGTATGCTTCGACTTCTTTATATTGCTTATCTATAGCAGCTTGTATACCCTTATATCCTTCTTGTACTCTGCGCTCTACTTGTGCGTCAGCTTCTTGTAATTGTTGTTCTCTGTATTTCTCAAATATTTTATAACGCTCTTCATCTTGTTTGTCTAAATCTTTCTGAGCATTTATAACCCATTCGTCAAACATCACTTTTGCATGATTAAGAATATTATCGTTTTTAGCCTGTGTAAGATTTTTATAATATTTTTGTGTATTGTCTTGAATATCTTCAATAGAATATTCTTCAATCAAGTCAAGAAAATCTTGATTATCATAATTCAATTCTACAATGTAATGAGATAATGTTTTTGAATCTGTTTTTTGTTTATATAAAACTTCTATTGTTTTTTCATTACGATCAACAAATTTTACAGACTCTATTTTATTTGAAAACAGTGCCATAATAAACCTTTCACTATAGTAATCCTATCCCTAAATAGGTTGTAGTTTGTAATGTTGCTGTTCCATCTGGAACGCTTTGTGCATAATATATAGTCGCATTAGGATTAGGAGCATTTTGATCTTGTCTAATAATTTGTCCTGAAGCATATGTATCACCTATACCTGTACCTCTTGCAATCATTCCTTGACCATTTAAAAATGCAGTAGATCCGTATTGATAACGTAAAGCAATATTTTGTGATGCTCCTTGTACAGACCAATACTGGACTAAATCTAACATCATATCCTGAAATAAATTTTTAGGAATAGTTTTAAAATTTTGATTAGATACCATTACAGCAGGTCTAGTATATGAAAATTCAGAAGGAGCGTTAATTCTATGTAAATAATAATCAACTGTAAATGTATTGTCTATCTGATCTACAACTTCTGGTAAACTACCACTTTGAAATGCTGTAATATCTGCAATAGTATCTCTTGCAATAGGACTATTACTTACTAAGGTCGCATCCGTTTCAGAAGTATTTGTAGAAATAAAATATGTCCCACCAGCAATTGCTGGAACTAATGATTGACTAGCTAATGATTGCAATGCCGGCTTAATAAATGTATCAACCATATCTTGCCAACCAGCAGCTTTGACATATCCACTTGCATCGTTATAAAATATAGGATAAGAAAGACCGGTATATGCGCTACCAGCTCTATTTTTATATGGAAACGGATAACGCCATACCATATCTAAAAGTGTTTCGTTATATGCAACTGCTTTATATGAAACAGAGCCAGGAGTTGGAAATGGAAATGATGCGGTGGCGGCTTCACTAGCTTGTAATCGATTATCAGTTATCGTGGAAAGTTTATATTCCCAACCTGTTCCATCATCAGGTCCAGAAGTGACAGATAACACTATCCCCGGATTATTAGCATATAATCTTATTACTTCATTAATAATTAATTGAACTTCTGCAGAAGTCATCTCCTGCAGATCCCCACTAGGTTCGTTAATTTTGAGGGGCCTTATGACAGCCATGTTTAAGCTCCTGCGCCATAAAACGTCTTTAAAAGAGTTCCCGCAGAATCATAAACTTCTAGACTTGAAACTGACAAAAGTTGATCTTGACCGATTGCATCATTAGCCATTTTTGATAATGTAACAGAAGAGTCTGCAAGGTCTGAAGTATTAACTGGAAACTGACCACCTATAAGATTTAAGATTTGCGCAGAATCTAAGAAGCTTAAACCAGCTAATGTAGTAGTATTACTACTAACTTCGGTATGTAATTCGTTAATTGCTTGTACAAGATCTGAATCCCCGCCAGTGGCAAGGTTAGCTAAGTCACCGATTTTATAACTAATCTCGTTTGTTTTTTCTCGCCATGTATTAACTAAATCATTTAGATCTACAAAGGTTCTAGCCATTTTTTTCCACCAATTGTTTTAATAAGGATTTTATGTCAGACATATCTTCCTTCATTTCTTGTACGTCTTCTTTCACTCTTTCAAATTCTAAAGCTCGTTTTTTTCTTTCAGCCTTTAACGCTCTTGCCTTTTCTATACCAGCAATATCAGTATTTAATATCGCATTCGTATTAGGATCTCTGAATAAATTTTGAGATCCTTCTACCTTCTTAAATTTTCTTTCCATTATACAGCCAATGCTATCACGCGTAAATCTTTAAACTGAGGAACTCTAGCGTTATTTGAACTTCTCATTACAAATTTAAGTATAAACCTGTTAAATGGTACAGATAATCCTCCTGGTCCACCAACTATATATTCATAATCTCGGAATATACCAGGGTTTTCATCTGATGGTAAGATTCGCTCTTTTGGAACTTCTATCCAGTTTGTTTCATCAAACGATGCATCATCACTGATTGCTTTATAATAGACATCAAAATCTGCTACAGAAGGTCTATTGGCAGCAAGAATAATTTTTAAACCAACTGCACTTGCTGCTAATGTCACAGGTCTTGTAATATGTTTAGATAGATGAGTACCACCAGTTTTATCTGTCTCTACAACAAGATTTATCGGAGTATTGATATTATTTAAACTAGATCCGTTTGAATCCTGATTATCAATTCTATTATGTGTTAGCCATAATGAAGATCTTTGCATATCAAGTACAGGAGAAACATAAGCAGAAGTAGTTGTCATATCAACTTTAATAGTTGATGACTTTTCACCTGCAGCTAAATTCAATGTTTCAATTGCATCATTAGCTACAACTCTAGGAGAAGAGAAGAAATTATTTTCTTTTAATACAAGAGTTGAGAAGTCTGCTTCTTGACTATAAGGCGTTTCTGTTCCAGCATTTGATTTACCAGAAATAAATTTACCGCTAACTTCTATTTTTGTTGATTGTGGTAAGTTTGTTTCAATATATGGGAATACACTTTCAAAAGAATAGTTTTGAGAATTTGTAATTACAGTTCCACCGATTGAAAGAGAAGCTGAAGCTGCAGAATCAGCAGCAAACGTAATGGTATCATTATCAGCACTATCAATTGTTCGTGTACCAATAATCGAAGATCCCTTAACTCCAGCATATGTAGTCGATGAATCAAATCCTGAAATGACCACATTATCGCCAGGGACAAAACCGTGATCAGCATGTCTCATTACCATACGAGTAGCACCATTTGTTGTACTAATAGGATCAGCATCAAGTAATCTCGTAGGTACACTAGCGTTTCTAAGTATAGCATTTGAAGTAGCAGTACTAAAATCGGCTCTATATAATTTAAACATTAGGTCTTTTGTTTGATCAGGAGACCATGTTGTAGTATTTTGTGATTTAAATAATGAGCCCAATGTTGGCTGAGATGTAATACGTTTTTCTGTAGAATTTAAAATAAATTGTTCAGTTTCTGCAATATAAACGTTATAGTTATCTGTTTCAGCAATGAGAACAACTGCATATTCTTCATATGGAAGTAAAAAGACAGGTTCTTCAAACTCAAATGTAGTTGCAGCAGTCGCATCAGCAGAAGTAGTTACAGCTGACGGTGATTTAAATACACGAGAACCAGGTATAGTTTCAGTCGCAGAAGGACTACCATTTACCATTGGTCTTAATTCTAATGATACTGGAATAGTATCATCTTTTGTTTGGAAGAATATATCAACCTTACTTAAGAAAACACCATCCTGATCTGGAATAAAGAATGATTGAGCTAATGGATCTCTTTGTCGTACAGTTCGTGGAGGATTTGTGACAACGTTATTAACACGTCTTTCTCCAGTAACCACATTCCAAGTATTAACGTTTGCTGTACCTCTAGCTGTTCTAGATGAAGCAGAAGACGAAGAAGTCGTACCGGTTACAATATTTCTAACTCGTGTAGATTGAATCGTTCGTTGTCTAGTTTCAAGAGCACCACTTGAAGTAAATGCAGCTACTCCAATAGAAGTTGCGGCATCTTCATTATCTGATGTAATGTCTAAAAGTTTTAATTCTCTTGTACCTGTTCTAAATCTTAATCCACTTACATTTGGAATAAAAAATTCACCTTCTACAACCCCTTCAGCATTTGTAAATAGCGAAGTCGCTCCATCAGGATGTCCACTATTTCTATCGTATCTATTTCCAACTTCGTTATTGGTTGTAGAAACTCGTGTAAATGTATCTGATTTGACCCAGTTATCTACGGCAACTCCATCAAAGAATGGAAATACTCGAGTATTCGGTTTCATACCTTGACATTTGAAACTTACACGCCGTGATCTCATAAATGGAATCATTGCCACATCTATAACTCTATTTCCTACAACACTTCGAATTGTAGAAAATGACGCAACTCTTGCGGTTGCACTAGTGGTTGTAGTTGTAGTTGTGGTAATAGTATCTGTACGATCCCATGATCCTCTCCAGTTACCTGAAGAAGAAACAACACCACTATTAACTTGATTTGTACTTGTACTAGTAGAAGAAGAACTTCCAAGAGTTTGAGATCGAGTAGTACCAACCGTAGATCCTGCCCAGTTCCACTGAGAGTTATTAAATAGTTGTGATTGATTTCCAGTAAATTGGTTTATTGTTCCACCACCAACAATAACATCTGCAGCTTGTCTTGTTTCTCTCCACTCATCAGATGCTGGTGATAATTCCATCGCACCCATATTTGTAATAACAGAGAATGGGTTAATGTTCATAACGCCTGAAACTTGAGGCTGATCAATATATACTACATGATTAAATTTCTTATATACATTATCTCCTTTCAGAACCGTATTGGTAGAAAGATCTGAGTCATATATAAGTCTTATAGCTTCTTCTGAAAATGAAGGTCTTAGTAATTGTGATTGTGGATCTATAGCTGCTCTATATTCGTTACTAAATGCACTAGATCCTAACTGATCTTTAAATCCATCAACAAGGAATCCAGCTTTAATTCTGTCATTTCCTGTAGAATCAAATACGTTAAAGTTAGATAATCCTGTTTCAATTAATGATAATGCAGTAAGTTCAAATAAATTATCTACTTTTTGAGATATGCTACCAATGTCGTCCATAGTAAACAGCTTTGTTTCATATGGCGCCAAGTCTGCATCAGAATCACTCTTTGTAAAACTTTGTAATTTTACGTCAACGAGTAAAAGATCTCCGTCTGGCTTAATTGGAAATTGCGGTTCAAGAGCAGATGTACCAAGCAAGACTTTGATGTTACCATCTTTATCGAGTACGATTTTATCATATCTTGGAAGATAATATTCAACATCAGTTGTAATCAAATCAGTATTAGTTGGTAATTCGTTAATACGAGCAGTACCACCTGTAAAGTCTGAATCGCCGTCAGTTTTACGTGGTCTAAAATCTAATACGTCATGTAAAAATACTTTTGTTCCATCGTTTAATGTATGAGATGGAATGTCTTTATAATCTACCTGACCGGTATATGAGTTAACTGCAAAGAAATCTCCAGAAGCACCATGTGTAAAATATCTAAACTTAGCATATACATTACCACTTGGTGCAGCTTTGTCACCTTTTAGAATTAATCGTGCAGGAGAATACCAGTTATCTCTTTGACCATTATCAACAATAAAATCATTAATTAAATCTGCGCCGTCTGAATCTGAATCACGAAGACGATCAAGCTTAAATAAATCTGGTTTTTGTAGAGGTATAAATGCTGTACCACTTCCATCAGATTCTATAGCTCGTGTAACAGTAGTTTCGACAAGAGTTTTTGTACGTACACTACCAGCAGCTTTATTCACCTTCGCGATAATTTCAATATTAGAACTTGTTGGACCACCACTAATTGTTGCGGCCTGGGTACCAGCACCAGTAATTGTCGGATTAATAACCGAACCAGATGAGTCAACGACAACGATCCAATCATTTACACTACCAAACGTTTCACCAGTAGCTGTTAATGTTAACGTAGCAGCGCCTGAAGGATCGAGCGATGCGTTAAATGCACGATATACTTCTAATGATATATCTGATAGAGTTTTTGGCCTTTGGAATGGTAAGTCAAAGAATAGGTTATTATTACCAACATCTCTTAAGATTGCATTGCCATTATCTAAAACTAAGTTTGCATAATCAAAGGTACTACCACCAATCGATCTGACATTTGCAAAAGATTGTCCAGCATTCATTACAACATCAAAGATATAAAATCTATAATATGAACCGTCTTCTTCTACAGCGCGAATACGACATGTACCAATAGTTGAACCACCATGGTCAACAGCAGAACGCAAGTTTCTATTTTGAAACACGTTAATATTTGGCAAACCTTTAAGATCGGTAACTGTAATATAATTACCATAACTTGCTGGCGATACTTCATTATTATTTGTTTGAGTATCTCGTGCTTTTGGAATACGTAAACGTGTTGGGAATGTTTTTTCTATTCTATAACCTGATACGTATGCTAATCCTTCAGACACAGTCGCAATAAGATTTGCATCATTAGAATCGTCTTCATAATTTACAATAAACGGATTGATAAAAAAATCGCCGTTAATATCTGATGTACGCTTGGCCATTCTATCTTCAATTCGCGCATATGCATCATCACCAGTTACAACATCAAATACAACACCGTTTCTTATTCTTGCATAGTAAACAAAATTTTGATCTGAGTCTACATCCGCCTGTTCAATAAGCGTCATCTTAATTCTATAACGGTCAGCACCAGGAGCAGAAGTATTTGGCGTCGCCCCTTGATTATCATAAAGAAGTTCAGAATCCGCAGCAGTCACAATATCTTGAGTTACTAAAAATCCTACGGTTGCATCAGGTTGTTGACCATATTTACTTAATATAATAGATTGTTTTTCACAAAATACAAAATGACCTTGTGTAAAGAAATCACCACGTTCTACCGAAAATCTTGTACCAAATCCTGTAGCAGGGTTTGCAGTAGTATTTGTAGTTTGAACTGTTAATGTAACACCTGAATTTGTACCAACTATATCTTCACCAGGAGTCATAACATTTGGTGAAGTAAATGAAGAAGCCGATAATGTGTCTACATATGCAACATAAATTGTTGCAGGATCGGTTGCGGTTGCAGCAACGACTTCTAAAATTTTAGCTTTAAATGCTGAGCTTTGACCAGTAAATTCATCGCCAACTATAAGAGACGTATCTGAAGGTAAGTTGTTTGTGGTTGTATTAAGCTTAATGAATTCGTAACGAGTATTAATACTCGGTCCACCAGGATTAACTGATGCGCCTTCTTTAAAGATATTACGAGCAAATCTTTCAACTTCTTTTTGTTGTATCGTTTGAGCCTGAGTTAATTCTCTTGCCTGCAGAGCACGGCCAGAATTAAACAGAATTCTATGATAGTTATTACTGTCTCTATAATCGTCTTTATACGTATCCGCAAAGACTTTTTCCGTAAATTTTGTCGCCATTTAAATACTCTACAGTTGAATTATAACTTTAATATCTTCAGTTTGTGCAGGATCTCTTTCAATCGCTGCTCTATTATCAATATACAAAAGGGTACCAGAAAGCGGGCTAACTGTTCCAGCGATATAAGCCAAATTATCGCCATCAACAGAAGCTGAATCTAAAATACCTTCACCATTACCATCTGTCTCTGTAATAGTTTCGCCTTCGATAAAAGAAAGGAAGCCAGTAGAATCGGTTTGATGATACCATACATAGCTTGAATCTGCATTATCAATATATGCTTTTGCAGCAGATGTAGATCCTTCAATTGTTTTATCTTCACTAAAATTTTGTGCAATAGAACCAAACTTAAGTTTTCTTAAAACATTTGCTGCAGGCCCTTCAAAATCTGAATCTGCAGAATCTGGACCAACTTTTGGATCTTTAATTATTCCTACTTGTCTAAAATCATTACTTGTTATGAATGAATTTGTTTCATCGCCAATTAACTGAGTGTTAAACATAATAGCGGTTGAACGAAGATCATCTCTTGCGTCTCCACCCATTCCTAACGGTGTTGATAAAACAGCACGTGCATGTGCACCCGATCCACCGCCTCCTGAGAAAACAACTGACGCATAATCGTATCCAGCGCCAAAAGATTTTCCAGCACCAGAATCATTCATCTCAACTTTCACGATTGTTCCGTTATACACAGTAGCAGTTGCACCAGGAGATTTTGTTCCGTTACCAGTAAATGTAATAGTTGGAGCAGATGTATATCCTGTTCCACCATTATCTATTTTTACTCCAATAACTTGTCCTTTTACAGCGGCATCTTGAATTGCTTTTTGTTCTTGTTCTAACGCAGGATCTGACGCATCCGCTGAGTCAATGAATTGTACAGGAATATAATTAGCCGATGTAAACTTTGTTGATCGTAAGGCTGTTTGTCCATACAAAAATTTCCATACGTAACCATCTGCAGTTGTAATAGGATTTACAGAAGATCCAGTTGGCTTCACGGTTGATGCAACAGCTGAACCTGTATTATCTTTACCTTGTTGTAAACAAATATAAACAGAAAGTTCGTCAGTCATAACATAATAAGCGTTTGTTGGATAACCTTGAGTATGATCGTCATACGAAGCATAGATTGTACCAGAAGACCAGTTATTACGAGGAATCACGTATGAAACATCTTCACCTTTTTTCATAGCTTGTAAATTTAGACGAAAATCTCTTTCTTCTTTTGCAGTATTTAATGGAGTAGGAGCAACGTCTGTAGCATTCCAATCATTGGATCTACCAATACCAATATAGTACGTAGCCGCAGAATCTACAACGTTTGTAAAAATATCATTTAAGACTTGTCTTTTAAATTTATCTGTAATAATTGCAACCATTTTAGATTCCCTAGCTCACTGTTCCGCCGTAATTACTGACCAATTGCCAATTTGTTCCATCCCATATCATTGTACATCCTTCATTATTATCTAAAGCAATACTAGTTCCTGGTCCAAAACTAGCAGGTGTAATTGTCGCTGCACCAGCGTTCTTATTTGTAAATAGTTTATATTCTCCAACTGTTGTACCATTGGCCACAGTTATTGTGATTGGTGTCGCAGAATTTCCAACAACATATGATTTACTTGTATCAGCTGCTCCTGTTGCTGTAATCACGTCAGAAGCATAAGCTGCCTTTTCAATTTCTACTGATCCTGTTCCCTTACCGGCTAAGTTTAAATTAAAATTAGGATCTGAACCATGTGCAGATAAAACTGGATTAGCGCCAGTTGCGGCATTTTGTACATCAATATGATTAACAGCATTTGCTGCCGGAGTAATTCCAAAAACCTCAGAACCGTTTACATCTGAAATGTGTCCGCTAATAACCGGTGTAGTTAATGTAGGAGTTGTCAGAGTTTTATTAGTAAGAGTTTGCGTAACATCGGTTAGACTTAATGTGTCACTGTCAGATAATGCCGGTATATTAATATTATGATTCGCAGTCAATGAACCCGCAATAAAAATATAAGAGTGCGAAGCATCGTTATCTAATATTTTAACTCCACTTAAAGTTGGCATTGTTAAAGTTTTATTTGTAAGAGTCTGCGTAGCAGAATCAAGTATGACATTACCTGATGCATTTGGTAAATTAATAACATGATCGGCCGTAGGATCAATTGCTTTTAAAACTGTTTCGTTTAAATCAGCTGTAGTTCCTTCAAAAGATATACCACCTTCAGCTGCAGCAATTGCACCAACTAAAGTATTACTATCTCCACCGAGTTTTTGATAAAGCTCGACAAAATTTTCATTAATTTTCTGGCCCGCTTGACGTAATGTATCACCACTTCCGTCATTGGCAAACGTGCCGGTCGATATGTTTTGACGAGTCATTATTACCTCTAATTTATTTTATCTATTTATACTACTTTATCGAAGTGTCCTGCGGTTATCGCTATAGGACCTTCCATTTTAAAATCGGCTGGATATGGAGTATTTATAGGTATCGTGGCAGCATATAATACTCTACGATCCGCACCGTGCAATGCATTATAATCACTTGACCAATTACCATTAGCTGTTGTAACTTCAGTTCCCTCATACATGTCAGAAGAAGGTTGTACTTCTACACTTGTTTCAATCCAATTACGTAGATTTTCATAAGTCCAACTTCTATTATATTGCATTACGACTGCTATAAATCCAGCACCTACTGGACATGCAGCACTGGTTCCACTAAATCGTGTATCTCGACATGCAGATATAGCAGATAAATCTGCATACTCATCATCTAGTCTTTCTACATCAACGCCATAAGTTGAATCTGGACATGCTGCTAATGTTCCATCTCCTGGAGCAAAAAAGTCAATTGCGTTTCCACAATCGCTATAGTTTACTTTTCTATCTTGATCATAACTATTTGTCATGTTATCGTTTAAACAGCCAACGTTAATAGCTGGAAATTTAACAGTAGTATTTCCTTGAAACGTTTGACTTACGGTTTTTCCAATATGTTGTGGAAATCCTCTACGATTTGTAGATCCTGTTACATTATAACCAAATTCAGTAAACGTATCTTGATAGAATGTGTTTGTATTATTATTTGAAATACGGTTATCATAATTAGCATGATCAGGATTATATTGTGGCTGATTACTATTTCCAGCTGCACATACCATAATAACACCTGCTTGAGTTAATTCATCTCCAGCTTGCGTCATACTATTGTCATACATTTCTGATTTCCAACGGCCAAGATCGCCTTGTACACCTAACCAGCTAATATAGTTTGGCTCATTAGACGTTCCACCATATGATGCAGCGCCATCACTTCTAAAGTAATAATAAGATCCGCTTTTACTGGATGATCTAAATCCCCAGCTATTTGAACTAATTGTTGGATCTCTTGTTCCAAAAATAGGATTTATTGGTTTATTTTGATGGAATATTTTTTGTACATCAAAACCTATTTCAAAGCTACCAACGTTATAAACAGAACCGTATAAATTTAAATGCCACTTATTACAATTGTATGCCCATCCATGTGTACGTCCATATATTAAACTAGCGCATTGAGTACCGTGATCTGCATCATATGCTAATGTTGATGGAGAACCATGTACATTATTTCGTGTATAGTTTGTTGATACTAATATATTTCCAAATGATGCAAGAGAAACACTACGTTGAGTTGAATCTCTCCACCAATTTTGAGCTGCAGATTCAGTTGGTACAACTGTTCCATCCCATCTTGTTTCTAATCTATTATCGGGATCTGCGTTAAACCAATCTGGATCAATATAATAAGGACCATCAAGAACTACATCTAATACATCACAATATCCTGATCGATCTAAAACATTTCCAGGCTTATAATCAAGTGGATTTACTTGGTTGTTTACGCCTTTATTGATAAATTCAGTATGAGCAATCCATGTACCATTATCTGCGCATATAACATCAACATGTTCACCAGCACCTTGTTGTTGTACTTTAGCAGATATTGCAGTATATTCATCAGTGGTTGACGTTTTCCACGGATTTTGTTTTGTCTGCATCCTATATAATGCAGTAGTTCTATTTTGAGTTGGCTCTGCATTTGAAAACTCTGTTCTAATAGATTGAAATTCATCGGTCCAAGCTTGATAGTTATTATATGGAGTTTGCCATCTATCTTTCTTTTCTCCCCATACATCAGCTTTAACTTCATCAGAAGGAGGCATATATGTATCAGGATAACGATTAAAACTTTCGTTAATTATCTTAACTCGATCATCAGCTTGTAATACAGTTACTTCATCTTCTGTTAAAGAGAATTCACCACGTACATCACTGTGTTCTCTTGCATCAGTAAGATCAACAGCCCTGTCTGGTATTGTTTCAGGAGTTGAATCTGATGACATAAGCTCTGCGCTTATTTCATCGTATTGTTCTTTTGTATATGTAGTTACTACGTAATACTTTTCGCTCATTTTATCACACTATGTTTATTGTGTTACCCATACCTGAATGTACAGTACATTGATAATACAATGTAGATGGTGCACCCATCGGTACTTTAAATACAACTGTTCCTACAGCTTGTGTATTTCCTGTTATACCATCAGCATATGCAGATCCACCATTACTTACACGTATTTGAAATGGATGGCCAGAAGCATTTACTACAAAGTAATATGTTTCTCCTCTTCGTAAATAAAGAACAGGATCACTAGTAGTAGAAGTAAACCAATGATTCTCGTGATCAGAGAATGTATAATTACTTGATCCACTATTTCCAACATTAAATATATGAGAACCTTTTGACATAGGATGCCATGCACTATGCTCATAAATTTCCATTTGATTAGTTGTTGTATTGTAAATAATTTCACCGTTAGATGCTGATAATGCATTACGCTCACCAGTTGACATACTACCAACTCTAAATCCACCACCTGCACCGCTGTTTTGACTTACAGTAACAGAAGCGCTTGTAACCATATTAATATTAGTGGATGAAGTTAATGTTGGAGTACCGGCAGCTTGAGATGTAATATTATCAACTACTAGTCCGGTAGAATTAAAATATCCTACGTCTGTACCACCAACTCGAATATCGATTTGATCATCAGTACTTGCGTGTAAACTCGTATCTCCGTCGGCATCTAATACTAACTCAGTACCATTCATATCAATAGAAGATCCTTGAGAAACGTATGTATTAGCATCAACCGAATAAGTTCCAGATCCATTTGTTTTCATGAATCCTGCACTTGGAAAGTCTCCATCTACAACTACATCAGCATGAGAAGTTTCACTCGTTAGATAAGATTGTAAGTCACTTATCTGAGATTCAGTAATTGATAAAGCAGCTTGATGAGCTGTTACATCACCCTCAGTTACAGTATAACTTGTCAAATAACTTGATAAATCTGGTGGGGTATATGTGTATACACCTGTACCATTATTATATGATAAGTTAGCTGTTCCTGCAGATGCAACGGACACACTAAAGTCTGCATAAGTCAGACCTCCGCCTCCACCGCCACCACTTACATCAGTAGCAGCTATAAACATTCCTTGTGCTGAATCCCATTTTAATATTTTATTATTTGAGATACCAGACATATTAACATTAGATAATTCGCCGATACTATCAACGCCTTCTCTTGCTTGTACATATGCACTATCAATGAGCGCAATAGTTTTGGCCGAGTCAATACCAGTTCCAAGATCTGCATTATTAGCGAGTCTTACCCATGCTCCGCCATGTGCAAAATATCCTGCTCCTGTATTATGAACGTGAGCAAACATACCGTGATATGTCGTAGCATTTGGAAGAGCGCCTTCAGAATCCCACATATTGGCATAGTAGATTTTTTTAGACCCGAAATCTACGTCTGAATCGCCTGCAAGTGTATTAATATGTGTCGGAATAACTTGTGCGTTATCTAATGCTTGTGCAATAGAAGTGACAGCCGCTGAATCAAGGTCAGCGTTCTGTAATGTGGTAAAGTTGGCATCGAGTTCGACGTGGGTCAATGCCGTACCTTTAGTATTTCGTAATGTGATTGCCATGTTTTACCTCTAAGTAAGTTCTACGTAATCTGAGTCAACATACCCAATAGTCATATATCTTGGGTTACCAGCATCAGAATCATAGAACCATCTGTTTCTATCCATTCTTTCAACGTCGTTGCTCATTCTCACGCCGTATTGATATACAGCGTCTTTTGCCGAATCATCCATTGTCGGCGAGTTAATATCTTTTGCTTGATCGATTCTACCGTATGATGCAGCAAATATATCTGCCGGCATATCTTTGTATCGACCAACTGTTGCTTTCAAACTGATACGTTCAATAACAGTATCAGAATCTGCATCGTCAGGTAGAAAGCCAATTGGCTCTACCAATCCGTTTGGTATTTGATAAGTAGCCGTACCCTCAACAAATAATGGTGGTGGAGGCTGAGCAATATTATCTGGCATAACCAAAAGTTCAGAGTTTGTAGATGGAATTTCTAGAACAACTTGACCGCCTAGAAAAAATCCAGCTGGATGTACAAACTTTTTATATAAGTCTTTCCATGTATTTAATGGAATAGATGACTTAATAAGAACGGAGAATATTTGATATAATCCACCGTCTTGTATAAAATGTAATGACTCAGTACCAATTGTTGACTGAGACTGATTTAATTTAAATATTCTATTTTTTGGATAATCTACTTCAATATCAATTCCAAAGAATGCACGAAAGAAACCTTCGGCAGAATACTTTGTACCTTTTACTCTATAAAAATTAGCAAAGTTACGAAGTACTTCACGTGGTTCAGTAAAATATGTAGAGTTAGCACCATCTGCAATTGTACCAAAAATATATTCTAAATTATCTAATGATGTGCTTTCAATGTCATAAACACTAAATAAATCTTGTATTGCACTAATCGCTTCATCGGAATCAACATATTCATAATATGATTCCATAAATGTAATAAGATTAGGATATTCGTCTCTAAAGTATTGTGGTAAAACTTCCGCAATACTATAGTTCCTTAAATTTGGATTTATTCGATTAAAATCAGCACGATGTGCCATTTAGTAGCCTCCGCCAGCACCACCGCCTGTACCATAACTAACTGATACGCCTACACCTGTATTACCTGATCCGCCTAAAACAACATCAGTATCTTGTCTATCAATCTGACCGGTTGCAAATGATGGGCCTTCGTCAATATCTAAAATATAACTACGCAACGGTCTGATTGTTGCTTGGTTTGCAGGAGTACAAGAAATTTTTAAAAAGTTCGCACCTGCCGTAATAGAAGCTGGAAGAAACCCTGTAAGAGTCACTGTACCAGTTAACGCATCATAAGATCCTATATTATCAACTTCAACTATACCAATATTATCTACAATTTGTAATTTAGTTAAATTTAAAGCGTTTTTAATAGAACATACTTTATTATTGAATATAAACGTAGAAGATGATATGATGTGATCTGTCGGAGAAGGACCAGCAATTTCTACCGGAAAATATAAATTATATGTTGCACTTTGTGTAAGATCTGGTGTAAAACGCTGTTGCATTTTCACAGTAGCTTTAGAGTTTAGAATCGCTTCACTAATATCATCTATTTGTGTTAAGAGTTCAGAACGTCTAAACACCCCGCCAAACTGTTTAAGTTCAGTATTAATATAATTCTTTAGTGTATCAAATACGTTTGCTTCTGTTGCTTTAATTGTTTGACCAGTTAAACTTGGATCAAAGTTAAATGTTAGAATAATTTCTAAAAATGTAGTGATTGGATCTTGAAATGCAGTATCGATCGATAAAATAGAAAGATTCGAAGCCACATCTGTTACAATAGCATCTTTAACTGCTTGTTTTTGTAATTCAGTTGTACCGTCTTCAAATACAAGAGACAGATAAACTTTACCAAAATCAGCAGGCACGTTATCTTCTCCGCCCCATGCAATAGAATCTACTACTGTTGGATAGTTTCTTTGTATCACAGCTTTATAGTCGGCAGCTGTCACAAGTCTTTGTTGTGCGGCAAAAGCAATTGGAGCATTTAATCGAATTGATTCAATTGTTTGTCTTGGACCGCCTACACCAGCTTGAGCTACTGTAGAAATTTGTAAATTAAATTGTGTATTATTAACAGTTACAGTACTGGTTGGGGAGAATACTGCCGCACCATTTGCTTCTGCTCCAAGACAACTTAGATATTGTACTTGAATCATTTGCCCAGCTTCAGGAGCTTTACCAAAAGAAATACCATCACCAAAGTTTAATTCATAAAAACCATTTGGGGCTTCAGATATTTGAAAATAACGTGAATTAGAATTAACAGTAACGGCATTTGTAATTGGTGCATAGTTCACATAGTTAGTACTACTTGGTGTATCATATACTCTCACGTCTGCAGTTGTTGTATCAATACTATTATCTTGTATTACATAAAGTTGTCTTTCACCTTTTTCACCAACAATAAATCTTTTTCTTGTCATGGTACCTTCGTAAATTAAAACATCACGAGTACCATCACTATTTAAAAAATTATATACACCGACTCCGTTATCTGTCGCAGTAAGATCGGATAGTGTTCTAAATGTATAAGTGTTTTCTCCAACAGGAGCAGTAAATGTTGTACCAGCTTCTAATACAACTGCCGAAGGTCTATTAAGTAAGCCTGATAAATTTACGCTCAGATTTACAGTAGCACGAGATGCAATACGAGATCTTGGTACATATCCTAATGTAGCGGCATGAGATACAACCGAACTACGTAATTGTGCAGTTGTAAGAAACGCTTCATTCAAGGCAAAGTTAGCGGTCAAAGCATTGTAATGTGTATTATAAGCAAGTACGTCTAAAACATTTGAAAGACCAGAAGCCTCAAAGTCAAAATCTGCAAATTCACTTTTTTCTTGAAAAAATGCTTTTAAACTATTTTTGATATTATCAAAATCTAATTTAGTATTCTGAACTGTTGTAGCCATATTATCTTAACCTCGATAAGTTCGTTTCTATCACCACGTCTTCACCTGTATTTTTTATAGCAAATGTAGTAGTGATATGTATTCTGTTTGCATCTTCATTTAAGTTCACAATCACGGATCTAATTATTGCACGTGGTTCATATGATTGTACAGCTAACTTAATTGCTAATTCTAATTCAGGCTCAGTATCTTCACTAATATTTTCAAATAATAATGTACCCAGTCCTCCACCGAAACCTCCGTTAAATGGTTTCTCATGAAATCCTGTCATTAAAAGATTTTTTATGGCTTGCTTAACAGCAGCCGCATCTGTCTTTTTATATACGTCACCCGTTGGATTTGCACTAAATGTAAGATCAATATCAGAATAGGCTCTTTGACGAGAAGCGTTTAAGCTTCCAGTAGCTAAGTTACCATCTTCGATTGAAAAATTTCTAAGTGCCATATTCGATCCAATAGTTTAATCTATTTATATGTTATCACGCAAGGATTTCCAGAAGTTCGCCGTTTGTTTGCACATTACCATTAAACGTCGTCGATAATTCTTTTTTATATCTTGTAGTAAAATCTTCTGGCATTTCTGGCATCACTAAAATAACGTGACATTCTAAATG